TAGCAAAGCTACTCAATGATAGATTCAAGACCACAGAATTTTCGAGAAGTCCAGGATCTGGCGCGTTCGCCTCCACCCATACAGTCCCAGATCACTTAAAGATTTATGGAGACTTGATAACCCCTAATAAATTTAGATTTTGTATTGAATGTAAGAAAGGATACAAGCATTTAAACCTTTATAGTTTATATAATCATAGCTCAGATTTATGGAAATTTATAGAACAATCTGAAAAAGATTCAGGAAAATGTTCAAGGATACCCCTGGTGATCTTTAAACAGGATAGACAGCCAGCACTAGCTATTATCCCACAATCAGTAGCAGTAACAGAGGATATTAAGTACATAGAAATCCATAACGGAAAACACTATAGGGTCTATCTATTTGAGGAACTCCTAAAGTGCTGGGACTCTATGTGGTTTGATCTATAAGTTTTTCTAAGAGAGCTTGTTGTCCTTGGAGGAACTGTGTGAGAAGATCCTCTTCTTTACTATGCACATCTCGATTTCGTTCTCGAACAGCACTAGTATCACTCAAAGCGGCCATCCCTACTGTGGTAACAGCAGTTACACCTGATGGTTTTCTTTCAAACGAAACACCTCCTAAAGGTTTCTTACCATCTCTAATTGACCAAGAAGCTGTTCGTTGTCCTCCTCCTGAAATTCCACCTTCTAAAGAAAGGTCACCACCCATAACTCCCGCAATCATACCGTAGATACCAGCATTAATACACCCCATAACCTGCTCCACTCCTCCTAGTTTCTCTTCTTGCTTTTCTTTTCCAGCCTCTACCTCTTCTGTTCCCATTCCTCGCACATCCTTTGCACACTCATGAAGAGAGCCCCCGTCCCTACTCATTCTAAACAAAAGATAGGCTTTAGCTTCAGCAGACATAGGCTTAGACTTATCATATTCTGGATTCTCTGGGTCGAAGTTCGCAGCCTCTCTACCCTCCCCCAACAACCGTGACAACTCGGCTATCTCAATATCTTCCTTAACTTTATCTAATTCTTCTTGATCTTTAGGATTGGGAGTACCATTACCTTGGAGAGCAGCTAACGCACGGTTAGCAGCCTTACCCCTCTCTTGATTTTTTGTATTCGCTGCGTCCCCACCTCTTGCCCTTAACCAGCTTGTAATAATAGCTTGCCCAGAATCCTCAATAAGCAGACCATCGGGGTCTGAAGGTTTGCTTCCGCTCAATAACCCATGAGTTACAGCAAGTCTCGCATCTAATTTGCCTTGCATTTCACATGCAGCCTCCTTCATTGTCTTTGCTTCTCCCTTCTTATCCCCCTCCGTATGCTTACCCCAAGGTGCTTCTCCTAGTGCTTCTTCGTGAGCTTTAGAACAAGCATCTAAGCGTCTATCATTAGCCTCATAAAAATCTCTTTCCATCTTGCGCCTTTCCACTTTAGCGATTGCTTCTTCATCACCCCCAGCCGCAGCATCGGCTAACTCCTTATCCTTTTCCTTCTCCACTTCACTATCCCTATCACATTCCTTAGACATAGCAGAACTCAGGCCTTCCCCCATCTTAGTTCTTCCTGAGCGAATATTAGTATGAGTTTTAATCTCAACATCAATCTGAACATTATCGTCAGAGGTATCTTCTCCTTCTTCGGCTGCTTCGCTTACTTCGGGATCTACGGGTCGAGCTAAGTTGTCCCATCCCATCCCCTCTCCTGTACATTCAGAAAGCTTCTCTAAAGCTTCCGCTGGAGTGCCCTTCTCATTCTCCTTCATCTCCGCTGTCCATTTTGCGGCACTCTTTTTAGTAGCAATCTTTTTATTATCAGTCTTTTGACCGGGAAGATCTGAGCCAACCTTTCCTTCAACTGTGGAATCAACTATGTCTAAGCTACCATATACCTTACCGAATCCTCGGGTGGAGGCAACGAGAATAACCAAAGCTTTTGTTCCATCCTGACCTGGTTGTGTCACTCTAGATAATACAAAAGCAGCTTGTTCCTCTGTCCAACCCTCTCCATTAGGGGGGTCAGAAGTCAAATATTTTATAGCAAGCTCTGTCATCTTTGCATCTCCTAAGTCGGAATCAATGTCTACCAAACATTGTTGACCCATAGCACACAAACCTTTTGCAAACATTTTTCTAGCTTCCTCCGCTGTAGTTTTATCAGCTAGGATTTCTGCGATCTTAGCGTCTGCTAAAGCTACTACTTCATCACAATCCATTCTACCTTTTGCTGGTCCTGATCTAGTATCCCCTTCACAGTTCTCCATGTCTGCCATCAAACTCAAGTCGGCTAGAACGGCAGCATGTTCAACCAAGGTTCCTCTTCTAGCGAAGTTAATATCCTTTCCTTCGGAAACCTTAGGAGCTTTAATAGGTTTAATATAACATGCAGTGTAGCCCTCACTATCTTTATCTGGGCAGTTTTTATTATGATGGTCAATGGCTTTAGCAATTTGCTCTGCCATGTTAGTAGCAATATCATTAGTTCTGTTAGCATTCTGTCTATAAGACATATAAATGCCGTCGAAGGTTACTCCATTAGGAGTTACTTTAATACTGTCTGATAACTCTCCTAAGGCTTTAGCGGTTATTTCTTTAGGAAGATCTCCTTTACCGTCCCAACCCCTTAGTGAAGAGATTGTCTCGGTAGCTTTAGCGTAAGATTTTAGAGCCGTTAAAGCCTTTTCAGGGTCTATATCAGGTGAGTTATATAACTTATCTACAATGGTAGGGTTCTCAGCAGCAGCACCCGTTACCCCTAATCCTTGCTCTTCCTCTTTCCCCTTCTTAAAAATAGAATTAATAATTTTTTGAAGTCTACTGTGTTGTTGGTTAGGAATGTAGCCGGGAAAAAACGGTTGCTCATCAGCAATATTACCATCTTCATCTTTAGTTAAAAGACCATCCTTCTCCTCGTCCCCATTTATAAGACCTTGAAGCTTCTCTGCAATAGCTAAGGTCTCTTCTTCTGGGGTGAATTCGTCCGTCTCCTCAGAACCCCCACCCGCATCTCCCGGAGGAGTTTCCGGGGCACCTTTTTTCTTAAAGGGTTTAGCCTCCTCCCCACCAAACATAATACCCCAGTATTTATTAGCGGTCGGCTGTTTACCCCTCTGACCGTCCGCATCTACGATGGCAACCCATTGAACTTGGTTAGTAGAACCTTTGTTAACTGTATCCCCAGCCATAATGGAACCAGTCTTAGTTTTATATAAACGGATCTCGGTTCCCGGAAAAGGTCCCGCTGCTGTCTCAATACTATCAGCCTCCCCAGCAGTAGAGACAATCTTTTGGATATTCTTCGCCTCCTCGCCTCCTGCTTCCACCTCATCACCCTCACGCAAGGATAGCTTAAACTTCCTGCGTTTCAACTGGTTATAATTTTCTAACAGGGCGTAGTAATATTCCATAGTCTATTATAGAGAAAGCCCAACCCAGAGGATTCTAGGCTGGGCTTTCTATCCGATTAATTTGTGTTACTTAGAAACGAGGCCGCTTGATGATCAAGTCGTGTAGCTGACATGCTCCATGAAATCATAGCGGAACACAACCTCAATTGTGTGGAAATCATTGGTAGAGTAGTTAAACTCAGCAGTCTTCCAACTCTTAGGATACACACCGAAGAGGCGAGTTTCCATTAAGGGTTGCCCATGTGCATCCAAAGAGACAATGGTTGCTCGTTGAGCTTTCCACCCAGTCCTAGGTGGTTTATCGGCGCTGTTGGCATTGAACTTACCGCTCATTGGATCATAGATTGAAGAGAACCAATTCCATAAGGTATTAGCTATCTGGGGCTGATAAAGGTTATCAAAGGTCACAGTAAGTTCTTCGGGAGAAGCTTTACCGGGATAGAAAACCTTATCATTTACACGGTGAACTTCAATGTCTTCCGTGGAAAAGCCCGCTGCGGTTACTTGCTTACAAGCTAAAGTCAATTTTTCGTGACCACCAGGGGCAGGAGGCCCCACCCCTCCTGGTGCATCAGCCCCACCTGGGATGACGAGGTGCATCTCAAATTGATACGCTCTTACAGAATCCAAACCCTCTGAGATGACGGGTAAACCTCCCTCAAAGTTGTTTGATCTGTTTGCCGTAGGGTTATCTGTGTTATAATACGGTGTATTTAGTAAATTTGCCATAGTTAAATTCTCCTAATTAAAAGGTTGCTGATTGACTAGTTAAGTTGAGTTCGAAGACCACCATTTCGGCTGTCTTTGTTGGTTTGATCATTACCGTGCACCACATCTCGTTGCGATCAACTCGCACGGGAGTATTAGTACTAGCGTCACACACAGCCTTAAATTGTGTAATACCCCTACGGTTTGCAATATCATCTAACATGGGATTGATAAGATCAGTAACCCTCTGCCAAGTAATTGGATCATTGGGTTCGAAGACCAGTCTCTGGGTTGAAGCCAAGATTTGCTTCTTAATGTAGATCATCATGCGTCTCACATTGATTCGGTCAAGAGCCGATGGTTGACGCTGAGTAGTACGCTGCCCGAAGATAGCAATTCCATTCTGAGGGAAGTTCACAACTGGGTTGAGGACATTTCCACCAGAGTACATCGAGTCACGATCACCTTGGTTAAGAACAACTTCTACATCCGTTGGCTTCGTTAAGCGACCACGAACAAACCCCGCAGGAGCAAACCAAGGATCAGAAACATTATCCGTTACACCGATCTGACGGGCACCATAAATTTCAGGTGCAAGCCAACGGTCCTTACCATCAAAGACTTGGAAGACTTTCAACCAAGGCCAGTAGAGAGCAGCATAGGAGCTATTAATCGCTGAGGATCGTTTCGTATCGAAACCATTACTCCATGCTATTGCGTCCCCTGTTCTACCTACATTGAAAGGAGGGGAGAGAAGAGCAAGGAAGTCTGTACTTCTTTCAGCCACAGTAATTAGGGCGTTCTGAATTTGCTGTGAATCACCCACTCCGACTCCTGGAGCTAAGGCAACCGAGATGTTAAGAACGGGATCATCCAAAGCCTCGATTCCAGTCTTTCCACCTTGCGCTGTAACCTCTCCAATAACGGTAGTGTTAACATCGGCTTGGAGAACGGGTTGTCCGTTAGTTCCCCCAGCCAAGTTGTAAGTACCTTGTACAAGCTTCAAGAATCTAGGGTTAGCCGTAGAGTTCGAAGGAATGTCTCCCTGTTTTCCAGTATGGGATCCAGCAACTAGACTGTCTAGAGGCTTAGTAAAGTTTTCAAGAGCAGTTACTGCTACAGTATCGTCATATTCTCCAGTAGCAAAGTTAGCTGTAATAAGATCGGAAGTCTTACCATCAAAGGTGGTTCCAATTAGATCTTCAAGGAAGGCTCCAGAGAGCAGCCCTGCTTTAAACTGATCAGTTGCCTGACCTAAATCATTAATTTGTTCAATACTAGCTGTTCCACCGTTCCTAGCTACTTCAAAGGAGACACCACTTGTACTGCCGTCTGCTACTGAGCCAGCCACATAACCCGCTCCAGGGTAAAGGCTTTTAACCAAGTAGGAAACCTCGGTACTAAGCATAGTAGTTCCAGAAGCCGTAATTTGCTTATTAGCAACCCCTGATGCTCCCAGTTGGTCAATCGCAGCAAGCCCACTACAATTCACCCAAAGA